TTGCTCCCAGTGTTGAGTCGGTTAGGCATGGATTACATGACCAGATAGTTACTCAAGAAGATATAGAATCTCATAGGGTAGGAAATAAGAACGAAAGGCTTTTAGAGATCATTGAGCGTTATACTAGAATCAAGGTTATGCATTACAGAACCTTTGATCCCCAGCTTAATGATGAGAAAATATTGAGTCAGGAGGAATATGACCAGTATATTGCTCAAGAAGCCTTTAAGATTTACAATAAGAATGAGCAACGGGTTATTACAGATCCTGCTGAGGTCAAGAAGTATAAGAAGATCCATGAGGAATTTGGAGATACCTTTCATTTAGTCCAGAATCCCATCACCCAGGAACTTCATATGATGCAGGGTGAGGAAGGAATTGATGAAACTGTGATGGTAGATAGTACTACTGTCCTACAGAAGTATACTTTCGCTGATCTTATCGAGACAGGAGACATACTATCTAGCCAGTTTGAGCTGGATAGGGTAAAACAGGTTGTTTCCATTGGTGGAGAGCTGATGTTTATCAATGTTCTCCCACTTGAGGATTATCCGATTGTAACCATGATGAATAACCACAATCGTAATCCTTACCCAATTAGCGATGTTACAATGGTTAAAGGACTTCAAGAGTACATAAATAAGATCAGATCACTTATTGTTGCTCATGCATCTTCCTCAACCAATGTAAAATTGCTTATTCCCAGGGGATCAATGAACAAAAGGCAACTGGAAGAGGAATGGGGAAGAGCGGGTACGGCTGTTATAGAGTTTGATCCAGAGCTGGGGCAACCGATTGTAGCTGGCCCAGTACCACTTCCAAATGAACTATACAAGAATGAGTCAGACGCAAAAGCTGACATAGAAAGAATTTTAGGTATTTATGCCTTAATGCAAGGAGATCCCTCCAATATGCCGCAAACATATAAGGGAACACTTGCAATTGACGAATATGGTCAAAGAAGAATAAAATCGAAACGAGATGACATAGAAGAAGCAATCAATCAAACGGCAAAGATAGTAATACAGTATTTACAGGCTACCTATACGACTATGAAAGTGCTGAGATTGCTACAACCGAATCACGCACCAAAAGAAATAACTATCAATGAACCTATTTACGATGAAGTAAATGGGGAGTTTCTTGGGAAACTAAATGACATAACAGTTGGTAAGTATGATGTGGTTGTAGTATCTGGCTCAACTTTGCCATCTAATAGATATGCAAGATTTGAATATTACATGGAACTTTACAAAAATGGCATTATTGACCAATTTGAAGTTCTAAAACAAACTGATGTTGCGAATGTGGAAGATGTAGTTAATAGAAACTCTAAACTAGCTCAACTACAACGCCAGGTTCAGGGACAGCAACGTCAGATTAAAGATTTGCAGGGCGACTTGCAAACAGCCAATCGTGAATTGGTTCATGCTAGGCAACGTGTCGAAGTGGAGAAGTTCAAGACAGACCTTCACGCATCGTCAACCAGGGCCGAGTTGGCAACTAAGCTACACTCGTCCAGAATGGATGATGAGCTGAAAAAGGTTAAGAATGTTGTTGCTGAAGATACAAACAACGGAATAATACCATTGGAGGAATAATGGAACAAGAAACAAGTAATGCTGAAGCTCAGGAAGTATTGGATGGATCATTTCAGTATGATAATCCTAGTGCAGATACCGTACAGCCCGAGCCTTCAATTACCCAGGCACCGCTAGAAATAGCAGAAGAAGTCCAAACCGAGCAGGGCAGTGAGGTTGCTGGACAGCAAGAGGAATCTGCAAAAGACGACCCTAATAGGATGGCATACTGGCAATCACAGGCAGACAAAGCCAAGAATGATGCACAAGCCATGGCTAAGGAACTGAATCTTTATAAGAGAGCAGTAGACGCTATGCAAAATAATGCACCAGTCTCCAACAGAACACAACCTAGGCCACAGGATGATCTGTTGAAGGAGCCCCTGCCACCAGAAAAACCCGTATCCTATAATGAGGTCGATGCGTATAATGATCCTGAGAGCGATTCTTTCAATTTCAGAATGTCAAAAGAGAAGTATCAAGACCAGCGTTATGAGTATTTAAAACGCCTGGAGCATGCAAGGCAGATTGTCCAAGATAGGAAAATGGCCGAGCAGCAAAACGATGCTATGATCGGACAGGCTTACGTACAAGCAAAGAATGCGTATGGCTGGAATGACGGCAAAACTACTGAGTTTATCAGATGGGCGCAAGATCCTTCAAACGTAACTCTTGATGTTCTCGCTAAGCTATTTGAAATACAGAACGCTCCTTCACCTGAGAGGGTAGCAAGTCAACAAAGAGCACAAGACTTCACACAACAGGCACAGGCAGTCAAGGTTCCGACTACAGCAGTAGCTCAACCTGGAGTGCAAACGCCGCCTGTTTCAGATGAAGACATGTTCAATGCTTCGCTACTTTCTCATAGCACAATAAGGAAATAATAATGGCTGCAGTAGCAAAGAACCTTAGTGGCTCAGGAGTATTATTCACAGATCGGCGGGATTTCTATATCAGTCCACAGGTTGTAAAAGAACTTTGGACGGATGTAGCACCTTTTACTACGGTAGTGGCCAATCGTGAACAAAGAACTCCAACAGATCCACTATTTAAAATGTTCGAGCATCGCAACCCTTGGCAAAAGCAGGAATTTTCGGCTAATGAAGACTTAGCCTCATTGGCTGCTGGCGACTCGGAAAGTGATCCTTGTGACATTGATGGAATCGTTGGGTTAGCTTCCTCAGCAGATGACTCTTATCTAGGACTTGTCTGTCAGGTATGGGACTCAACGAAAACAACCCTTCGGGGATTAGTTGTTATTACAACTATAACAGACTCTGATACTATTAAGTTTAAAAACCTTAATAATACTGGGGCTGTAGATGTCGCCAATAACGATGTATTTGTCGTTGTCGGTAACGCACATGGGGAGGGTACAACCGCTCCAGAAGCTTGGTCTGATGAACTGAATGTAGTTTATAACTCCACTCAGATCTTCAAAACCTCGCTACAAATCACTGGTACTCTAGAAGCTGCCGCTCTTCGTGGCGAATCTTCGGAACTAGCTCGTTTACGTCTAATGAAGTCTCAAGAGCATAAGATCCAGAAAGAACGTGCGTTCTTGTTTGGTGGCTCCAGGGCAGGCACAAACCTAAATATTGGTGGTGCAGGCTCCGAGACTTTCGCAGATGGAAGCACAACTGATGCTAGTGGTAATACTGTACGTACTACCACAGGCGTAGTTGAAGCTATCAGAAGGTACGGCGACACTAGCGGTGACGATCAGAACAACTTCACAATTAGTGAAGCGACATATAGCTATAGCAACTTTGTGGACGATATGGAAAAAGTTTTCCAGTATGTCCCAGAGTCTGGCTCTAAGATCGCTTTTGCTGGTCGTGGCGCAATGAGTTACTGGTCAAAAATAGAGGGTGCTTCTGGTCTCGCTGGCAGTTCTGGATGGAATATCCATATGGGGCCAACGGAACGGAACACAATGGGCTTTAATTATCGTCAGCTTGAGACACCTCACGGTGTCCTTATGCTGGTTCCAACACCTGTACTTCGTGGGCCTTACAATAAGTATATGGTCGTGGTTTCAGAGGAAAATCTGTTCCATGCTGTATATCGTCCACCTGTATATCAGACCAACATCAAAACTGATGATGCGTTTGACGGTGTGAAAGATCAGTACATGTCTGACGAAGGTGTGGGTATTACCCTGTTGGAATCTCATAAATTATTCAGTATAACTGATTAAGGGGGTTTATCATGGCAAGACCTTACATAGGAGGTACGATTGCGGCTGTCGAAAGTAAGACTTCAAGTTTTACCTATGGATCATCCGATCATGGTAAAACATTCGTCTTATCTGGAGGAAGCGCAGTTACTATCACACTACCCACCATGTCAAACTTATTCAAAGGACATAGCTTTAAAGTTATATCTGGAGATGCTAGTGAGCATGTGATATCTGGTGGTGCAAGCCTAATCTATTATCACGGTAGTTATGGCACTGATCACGCATCCAATACTGGTAGAGACATTCATGAGACTGTATCATCTCTTACATTAAATGCTGGCGCAATTAATGATACGATTGATATTTCTTGTGATGGTACAAACTGGTACTGTAGCGGATCAACAAAAGCTACTGTTGATGCGGCTTAACAATGAAGTCTAGCAGAACTAGGGGCAAATCGTATAAAGGATTTGCCCCAAATCTGTTAAAAAAAGATGCAAACATTTAAACTACAGGTGGAGGATATGATAGGCAGAACAGTCTCAGACACTGATGGTCTGAATGACATGCTTACTGCTACTTCAAGAGAAGTGTCAGATTTTCTCCCAAGAGATGCTCTGATACGTAATGCAACTCTTGTTGAGTTTACTTCTAATCCATATTCTGTAGCCAACATGCGAATATTGGCTGTTTCAAGAAATGGGCATTACGCAAATGAGGTTCCGTATGGTATGGCGACCAATGCTGGTGACTCTGGTAGTATCTATTTTGCAGACTCTACACAGAATAGAGATCCAATATTCTATTTCAAGGGTAGCGATCTTTATGTATTGCCTACTCCGACAGGGTCTTTAAAGGGTGAGATACTGAAGTTTAGTTATCCTACCGTGGTTCATTCCGATACGGGAGTTAGCAGCTTTCCAGATAGTGCTGAATATGCAATAACCCTGGGAGCCGCATCAAAATTTTTAAACAAGCTGGCAGCAGAAGATCATGCAGCGGAAGATATAGAGCTGGCTACCAGTACAACGGGACTCTCTCAGCAACTAGAAGCTGATTATGTGCGAGAGGGTACGAGAATAAAAGAGCAGAAATGACACAGCAACAAATGATTGACATGGTACGGCAGCACCATCCTAACGTAACTGAAACACAGGTTAGGTTATGGTTGAATGCTGGACTGGATGAATTTTCAAGAAGAACTCGAATGCTTACTGGGGCTTTTACATTCTCTACTGTAGCAGATCAGAGATGGTATGGCCTATCAGATGATGTATTGGAGATCATTTCCGTGGATTATGATGGGTACGATATCCCCAGGCTTGGGACTCGACCAGAGATTAGAGATCTAACTTAGGAGAAATAACTATGCCATATGGAAAAGGTACATACGGAAGCAAGAGGGGAAGGCCCCCAAAGAAGAAAAAGAGAAAGAAGAAGAAGAAAAAGAAGTGACATGGAAGAAGGCTTCAAAAAAGAAAGAGCTACCAAAGAAAATACAGCGTTTGGTAGAGAAGGCAAGAAAAATTAAGGAAAAGGCAAAAAGTAATGCCAACAACAAATAGAACATTCGCATATTACGTTGAGAGAGATGCTATAGCTATTGTCAAAAGACAGGTTGAGGATACCTCAAATACCTACGCATCTCCCAGCGAAGTTAAAACAGTTACTATATTTGCGGTAAAAAGACCCAATCTTTTTATAAGTGCCACTTCAGGTGTAGCAAATACAACTACTGGCTATACCCAGGAACCAGATCTCCCAGAAGAATTTAGACATACGATTGTCGCAAAAGCGATTCAAAGAGGATATGAACTGAGTCCAGAAAAACTAGCCGCTGCTCAATATTGGGAACGGCAGTTTGAGAATGGCGTAAATGAAGGCAAAAAATATGCGAATACTGGAAGGGTAGAAAGAACGGTTATTAGGCCACAGGGATTTGAACCTACTGTATATCCCACAAGAACAAGGGATGAACAATGACAGAGGTTGTGATTTCTGGGTCTACTATGACTGAGCAAACAGTAACAAGTCCTACTATGACAGAAGAAACTGTTACTTCTACTACTATGACTGAACAAACAAAATATACGGAGGCTAGTTAAAAATGGCTGATGGCATCAGAAAATACACAGTAACAGAGTCCCAGAATATAGTTCTGGGTCAGTCTGGAGCAGCATTTGTAGATACTACAGGTCAGTACACTCCACCGAGTGGTACAAAGATTGTAGCTATGACAATGCTAACAGATATGGAGTTTGCTGAACTTACTCCTGTATCTACCGATTATCATTATGGAACGACAGCAGCAGCACCTGGAACAGGTGGTGATACTGTTGCTAGTGCTGACACTTTTCCAAAGGGTGTTACGATATATGGTAGATGGAGTACGTGCACTCTGCAAACTGGTGGTGACAAGGTAATAATCTATTTTGCACCGTAATGCCTAGATTTGGATTAGATCTGGCTCTTTCTTCTATGATGGAAGAGGTGTCCTCTGCGATCAAAAGGTTTTGGCAAGATCACGTAGATACGTGGGATGCGCAGGGACAAGAATGGGGCCAGGCAACATAACATGCAACCATGTCAAATGAGTTCGGGCGGTAAGTTGCATTTCAATACAAGGGACTCAAGGAGGTTTTAGATTATGGCGGCTTTAGGTTCACAGACAATTGCTGCGAGTTACGAACAATTATTACATGTAGATACTGATGGTGGTGGTAATACTACTACACTAGTTCCTGTCAAAGATGGGGATAATGGTACAACATTTGCTATGCAATTATCAACTACAACAGTTTGTATTGATGATCCAACAACAAGTAGTGCGACTCAAGGTGGAGTATTAAGACTGCAGAGTGATGATGGCGCAGTTATGGCATCAGGTCACAGGCTTGGTGTTATTGAGTTTGGCGGTGCGGAAGATACTAGTAGCACTATAACTACTGGTGCACGGATTGAGGCACTTGCTGAGAACGGTGCTGATATGGTGTTCTATACTACTGACGGCAACGCTTCTCAATCAGAAGTAATGAGGCTAACGGCTGATGCTGGCACAGAATTTACTGGTGCGGTTACTATGGCCTCATCTGCGGTTACTATGTCCTCATCGAGTGCTAGCGAACCCATTCTTCATATAACTAATACCCACGATGGTGCAACTTCTGGTGAATTAAGATTCAATAAAGATAGCACAGGTGATGATAGCGATATTATGGGTTTAATATCTTTTTATGGTACTGATTCGAGTGATAATACACACGAAAGATTAGCATACATGGATGCAATCATTACAGATTCAGCTCACGGCTCTGAAGCCGCTTCATTGAGATTCTATGTAGCAGAAAATGATGCTACTCTAACTCAGGGTTTGGCTCTTGCTGGACAGGCTGATGCTGATGGTGAAATTGATGTAACCATTGGAGCAGGTGCGGCTTCAACATGTACAATAGCGGGTGGAATGACAATGACAGCGGGAAATATCTTAATGGATGGTTCCGCTGGGCAAGGCATTGATTTTTCAGGTTCTCAAGGGGCGGCTGCTGCAGGTTCAATGACAAGCGAAGTCTTGGATTCATACGAGGAAGGGACTTGGAGTCCAGTGATTAAAGATGAGTCAGCAAATGCTATGACGTTGAACGGCGCTTTCGATACTGGGTTCTACACCAAAGTTGGGAATTTGGTTACTGTCACTGGGTTTTTTGTAAGCACTTCTCTTGGGTCTGCCAGCGGAAATATTAGAATATACGGCTTACCGTTTACCATTAATAATAATTCAGGGGCTTATTCTGGTGGAGCTGCTGCGTATGCACAAGGTTATTCTATTACAGCAGGACAGACCGCTGGCTTTTATGCGGGGCCTAATAATACCTATTTACAGTTACAACTCTGGGATTCTACGGGAGGGACATCAGATATGCAAGCCTCTGAGTGGACTGATGATGGGCAAATTATAATAAGTGTCACTTACAGAGCGGCATAATTCAATACTATATGGATATATAGTTGGAAACGAATAACAAACAATAGGAGAATAAAATGGCTTTAAGTAAAGAAGTAAAATACGACAAGATTGAAGTTGTCGGTGATTACAAAGCGGTACAATGCCGTCAGGCAACGATAATTAGTGAAGATGGAAAAGAACTTTCAAGAAGTTTTAACCGTCACGTATTACATCCTGATTCAGATATTTCAGGCGAACCGCAAGAGGTTCAGGATGTCTGCAATGCAGTCTGGTCGGATGAAGTAAAACAGGCTTGGACTGATTTTCAGGCTGAACAAGCGGATGAACTTTAAGCTAAAGTAACCGCATTGGAAAATGCTTAATTCATAGGAGATAACATGGTACTAACACTAGAACAGGTAGACGCACGACTTGCAGAGATTCCTCAACAGATGGCAGAGATAACTGCTGAACAACATCAGTTGATGGGATATAAAAGAGCACTAGAAGATGTTGAGGCTGAAGCTACGCCTAAAAACGGTGAGGTAATGCCTCCTCCGAAGAAAGAGAAAAAATCCAAAGTTGCTAAAGCCGCTTAAATGGATTTTTCCACTCATACTTCTCGGATGTCAACTAGAGCCAGATGTAGTATACATTCCCGAAATCTATGAGATAAGGGATACGCTCTATGTTCAAGTCCATGATACCTCGTATGTTCCGAAGGAGGCGTCTTT